GTTACACAATCAGATCTACAGGAGGATACAACTCCTGATAATCCGATTCGTAGATTTGTAATTAGTCCTCAAATCTTTAAAATTATTAGTCAGGCGCTTATGGATCCTGATTTTCCTGAAATCCCAACAGACTATGAAGCTGGCACAGACTTCCGTATTATGAAGTCTACAAAAGGTCAGTATGCTGATTATAGCACAAGTAATTGGGCTCGTAGGGAGCGTTCACTTAATCAAGAAGAACGTGATGCTATTAACACAAATGGCTTGTATACACTTAATGACTTCTTACCTAAGAAGCCAGATGCAGAACATTTACAAGCAATTTTCGAAATGTTCGAAGCAAGTGTTGATGGACAATTATATGATCCAGAGCGTTTTGCAGAGTTTTATCGTCCATATGGTTTGGATGCTCCAGCTAAAGGTAGCACACCTGCTCCTACGCCAGCACCAACACCAACTCCGGCACCAGCACCTGCTCCGGCACCTGCGGAAAAGCCTGAACCTGCTCCAGTACATGCAGAGGCGGCACCTTCCCCAGAACCAGTAGCAACGGCGCCTGCAGGAGCAGAAGAAAAACCAAGTGCTCAAGACATTCTAGCAATGATCAGAGCTCGTAAAGACGACTAATCTGAGGGGGCTTCGGCCCTCTCCACATTATTGGAGGTATATATGGCAAGACCATTTGATGTGAGTAAATTCCGCAAAAGTATTACTAAAGCGGTACCTGGCCTTAGTGTAGGCTTTAATGATCCTGATACATGGATTTCAACAGGAAACCATACCCTTAACAAACTAATTAGTGATGACTTCCATAAAGGTATTCCTTTAGGTAAAGTTACAGTATTGGCTGGTGAAAGTGGTGCAGGTAAGTCGTTTATTGCGGCTGGAAATGTTGTAAAAAATGCACAGGAGCAAGGCATTTTTGTTGTCCTTATTGATAGTGAAAATGCACTAGATGAAAAGTGGCTACATGCACTTGATGTAGATACTAGTGAAGATAAACTACTTAAACTTAACATGAGTATGATTGATGATGTTGCTAAAACAGTAAGTGACTTCATGAAAGATTATAAAGCAGAATATGCTGATAAGGAAAAAGATGAACGTCCTAAAGTGTTATTTGTAGTTGATTCTCTTGGTATGTTACTTACACCAACAGATGTTGATCAGTTCCAGAAAGGTGATATGAAAGGTGATATGGGTAGAAAACCTAAGGCACTTACTGCACTTGTTCGTAATACTGTGAACATGTTTGGTGAATTTAATGTAGGAATGTTGTGTACTAACCACACGTATGCTTCGCAAGATATGTTTGATCCAGATGATAAGATTTCAGGTGGTCAAGGTTTTATCTATGCAAGTAGTATTGTTATCGCAATGCGTAAACTGAAACTTAAAGTAGATGCAGATGGTAACAAGACAAGTGATGTGCATGGTATTCGTGCCGCCTGTAAGGTTATGAAAACTCGTTATGCAAAGCCTTTTGAAAGTGTACAAGTAGAGATTCCTTATGAAACTGGAATGTCTCCACATAGTGGACTTGTAGACTTCTTTGAAGCAAAGGGTGTGTTTAAAAAGGTTGGTAACAGACTTGAATACACAAGTCCTGTTACAGGCGAAGTTATTACACAATTTAGAAAGCCATGGAATGCTAATGCAGATGGTTGTTTAGATATTGTAATGCAAGAATATAATGCACTACCTGAAGAAATTAAAGATGCACGTGGCGATCTTGCAGAAGAACCTGTAGTAGAAGTGGAGGCTACAAATGAATCTGAGTGAACATGACTTAGAATTTATATTACAACTCTATGATACTGCACATCGACTTGTTGCTGATAAGCTAAAACAGGACTTTGCAAATGACTGGTTATTCAAACTAGATGATTATGGGTTTGATATTAAAGGAAGTGCAAAAGACATTGGTGAGCATGACGAATATCTTGATAGGGCTGTCACTGAATTTCTTGAAGGTGAAGAAGAATACGGAGAACCAGAGGAAGAATGGTTTGAAGATGAAGAATATTGGGATGAATAGTGAGTAAATGGTATAGACAAGTTACTGCTGATATGAGCAATATTGTATCAGCAATATCTCATTTCGAGACTGAAATTGAGCAAGCACGTTTGGAGTGTGGTATGAAAGGTGTTTTAGAGAAGCAGGCCCGTGACATGCCTGGTATCGTAGAACAACGTTTCAACCAACTCCAAGAAGTGGAAGCCATACTCGAATATCTTAACACCGAAATGCGAAAAATTCGCAGTAAAATTTTCAGGAAGTATCTTGAAAGTTATAATCGAGCACTCAGTTCTCGAGATGCTGATAAGTTTGTTGATGGTGAGGAGGATGTTGTTGCCCTTCAATATCTAATTAATGACTTCAGCCTAGTGCGTAATAAGTTTATAGGTGTGATAAAGGCACTAGAAGCCAAGCAGTTCCAGATAAACAATATTGTTAAACTAAGGGCCGCTGGACTCGAGGACATTTCATTGTAAATTTTTTAAAATAATTGCAAAAAAAAGGTTGACAAGTAAGACATCTTACTATATCATGTAGGTATAGTTAAAGAAAAGGAACCTAATATGAAAGTTGCAGTTATACATACCGCGTTTGAAGATTCACCCCGTACAGTAGCATTTGTTGATACACCATATGCAGTAGCTGAAGAAGCACTTGAGTATGCATATCGTTGGACAAATAACGTTATGGGCTCCTGGAGTATTAAGAAAGAATACTTTGAAGATGGTGAACAAAACGGTGATTTCAATAAAAATGTAACAGTAATGGCACCTCTCCATACAGATGATAATGGTAAGGAGTGGGGATTACGATCTACTTCAATGGGTGACCAGATGCTTATTGGTAATACAAAGTACAAGGTTGCTATGATGGGCTTTGAGGAGTTAGCATAATGGCTCGCAAGAATAAAACATTTGATGTAACGCCAGTTGAAGCACTGGCGTTAGCGATTGAAACTTTCAATCAACAAGGTTTTATTCGCAGTGGTGAAGGTTTTAAACAAACAGATTATGAAACTGGTGAAGTTTTACAAGAAACTAAAGACAATAAAACTATTGTAATTGAAAAAATTACTGCTGGTTTTAAACCATCTGAAGAACTTATCTCAGAAGCAAAAGAAATTATTGATAAGTTTAATGGAAGATATATGCTTAAAAAGCTCACTTCTACCCTATCAAATTTTGAACAGGGTGTTGCACAAGCATTTGATACAAAAGAGCTAACTAATTTTAATGTTGCCGTACTTGCGAGTATCCCTCACATGAATGAGGTTGATAAAAAACGTAAAGCAGTAGAAGATAAAATTGAAGAACTACGTTTTGAAAGTGAGTTCTTTGGTGATAAAGGGCAACGATACGATCTCCAATTAGAAGTTATTGATGTAAAATATATACAGAGCAGTTCTGTTTATATGATTACCACTGTACAAAATAGTAAAAATATTGTAAAGTTCTGGTGGAGAGATCAACCTGATATTAGTGATATTATTGATGGTAAAGTTATCCATGTACGTGGTACAGTAAACAAGCATGAAAAGAGCAAATATACAAATGCTCATGAAACAATGATAAACAGAGTAAAAATTTATGCTAAATGAATAGAAAAAAAGGTTGACAGGTAAGAGTTCTTACTGTAATATGTAATAGTAAGCTAAAAAATATGAAGGAGATAACATATGTCAGTTGCTTTTAAGACCGCCCCTCGCCAGCGAAAGAACAAAAAAGGCGAAACAATTATCCAAGTTTTGGATACACCTGAAACTAAGTCTACTGAAACAGACTCTCAGATTATTGAACGAATTAAACAACGATTTGAGATTCTAGATGATATGACACAGATGTCTATTGATGGCATTGTTCGAGGTATGGTAGTTACTGGCCCTCCAGGTGTTGGTAAGAGTTTTGGTGTTGAACAAGTACTAGATAAGAATAACTTGTTTGATAAACTTGCTGATAGGAAACTAAAGTTTGGTATTGAAAAAGGTGCCGCCAGTGCTATTGGTTTGTTTAAACTACTATACAACTACAGTGATAAGGGTTGTGTACTAGTTCTAGATGATTGTGATACTGTATTGTATGACGAGACATCTCTTAACTTGCTGAAGGCCGCTTTGGATAGTAGCCCTAAGCGAACACTTAGTTGGAATACAGATAGTAACCTACTACGTAGGGAAGGTATTCCTGAGAAATTTGAATTTAAAGGTTCAGTAATCTTTATTACTAACTTGAAGTTTGACAATGTACGTGGTAAGATTAAAGACCACTTGGATGCTATTATGTCACGTTGTCACTACTTGGACCTTACACTAGATACTGCACGTGAAAAACTACTACGTGTAAAACAGATTGTCAAGGACGGTATGCTTAATTCATACAAGTTCTCAAAGGATGAAGAGCAAGAAATTGTAGACTTCATGCTAGACAACCAGGACAAGTTGCGAGAAATCAGTTTACGTATGTGTACAAAGATTGCAGACTTACGTAAGTCACAAAGTGATCGTTGGAAGACAATGGCTGAAGTAACTTGTATGCGAAGAGCTTAACTCCTTCATTGTTGCTTACAATAGCTTTTCGTAACACTTGCCGGGGGATATAATCCCCCGGTTCTTTTCTATTGACAAATCATGGACTTAGCGTTATAGTATATTATGGCTTGTAAAATTATATTGAAAGATGAAGTCAATTGTAAGATTGAAGGACTTGATCTTGACACAAGAAAGAAGATTGAGAAGGAATTAAAGTTCTTTCTCCCTTATGCATATCATGTACCTGCATATAAATTAGGTAGATGGGACGGTTGCGTCAGCTACTTTACAATAGGTGGCGTTACATATACAAACTTACTTGATATAATTATTCCTATAATTGTTGAAGAAAACTATACTATTGAACTAGACGATCAACGTAATACATATGATTTTGATTTTGAGCCAGTAGTAGAGGATTCATACAGTAATAGAACTTGGCCTAAAGGTCATCCTGTTGAAGGGCAACCAGTTATGTTACGTGATTATCAAGTAGAAATTGTAAACAAATTTTTAGAAACGCCTCACTGTTTGCAGGAAATTGCAACTGGTGCAGGCAAGACACTAGTGACAGCAAGTCTTAGTCAACGTGCAGAAAAGTATGGTAGAAGTATTGTAATTGTTCCTAATAAGGATCTTGTAAGACAGACATATGAAGACTATGTGAATATGGGATTAGACGTAGGTGTATACTTTGGTGACAAAAAAGAAATAGGCAAAACACATACAATTTGTACGTGGCAGAGCTTAAATAGTATTAAGAAACAATTTCGTGACGGCAAAACTGACTTTGGATTACAGGATTTTGCTGAAGATGTTGTATGTGTAATTGTTGATGAGGTGCATCAAGCAAAGGCTGATGTACTAAAAGAACTATTAACAAAAGACTTTGCACATATTCCTTTGCGTTGGGGGTTGACAGGTACAATACCAAAAGCAAAACACGAACAAATATCTCTCAGAGCATGTTTAGGTGAAGTAGTTAATAAACTAGCCGCCAGTGAATTACAAGAACTAGGAGTGCTTAGTAACTGTCATGTGAATGTAGTACAAATGGAAGAGAGTGTTGAGTATTCAAACTACCAGAGCGAACTTACATATCTTACAAGTGATAAAGATAGAATGAAGTACGTAAGTGGTTTGATTGAAAATATAAGGAAGAGTGGCAATACACTTGTACTTGTAGATAGAATCAAAGCAGGCAATCTGCTTTTAGAAAATATTCCTGATGCTGAATTTGTCAGTGGCGTAATGAAAACAACAGATAGAAAAGATGCATATACAGAAATAAATGAAGGTACTAATCACGTAGTCGTTGCAACATATGGTGTGGCGGCTGTTGGTATCAACATACCTCGTATATTTAATTTGGTCCTTTTAGAACCAGGCAAAAGTTTTGTCCGTGTAATACAGTCAATAGGACGTGGTGTTAGAAAAGCACAAGACAAAGATCATGTAGAAATATGGGATATAACAAGTACGGCTAAGTTTAGTAAACGGCACTTGCGAGAACGTAAGACTTTTTACAAAGATGCAAACTATCCTTTTACTATAGAAAAGGTCAAGTATAAATGAAAATATTAACAGTTGATAATAAAACATATGAGCTAGATGATATTCCAGAAGTTGTAGACGATTTACGATATGGTGTTTTAGATTACAGTAACCCTAAAAATGTTGATTACTATTTTATTCCATTAGTTTTTTTAGAAAGTTTTTATTCGCCAGCCGCCGTTTTGCAGATTGGTGATAACACACTTAACATTCCATTAGACTGGAGTTTAGTAATTTGTGATCCTGAAGTAGGAGAACCAGAAGTAGTAAACCTTATGAGTCTTAACGATAGAGGGTTTCATGCTTTTACTATTAATCCAATTACAGGTTTTAAGCCTGAATTTGTTGACGTACAGATAACTAACGTGTATACTGATATAAAGTGGTACTCTCCTAAACTAAAGTTTGGGCATCTATTGGTTGTGCCTATTGAAGATGGTGATGAGCCTAGATGTGCATTGTTTGTAAAAGAGTCTAATAAAATTCCTGAAGTACTGGATATAAATCAAATATGGTAAATGCAAAACTAACAATTAAAAATGAAATGAGTGCTATCGATACTAAGAACAGAACTTGGTATGGTAGTCTTACTGATGATGAAAAGAAAAAGGTTGGCATATGGGTGCTGATGCGTTATCTTAGTAGTGTAAAGAATAATGTAAAAGACATTGAAGAACATTACTTGGAGTTTTCAAATGAAGTTGTTAACGTACACTTCAACACACTAAGGCATCATCCAGAGTTACAGTTTAAACTTATGCAAGCAATTGGTATTGGCAAGCAGATGTTTCATCCGTGGATTGCTCCAGGCAAAAAAGGTACTGAAAAGCCGTTTTATAAATGGTATAAGGAACAGTACAAGCAATACAATGACGATGAAATAGAGATCCTTATACAGGCTATGACAAAAGAAGAGCAACAGGATCTATTAGAACAACATGGTGTAGAGAAGAAAGAAATAAAACGGTTACTGAAGTGAGCTTTAAGTGTGAATATTGCGGAAAGACGTTTGTTCGTGAGAATAGTCTTGCAGTGCATATATGTGAAAAGAAACGAAGGCACTTAGCAAAAGATACAAAACAAAATCAACTTGCA